ATTGAGGCGGTCCAGTGCTGCCGTCGAAAGCGTCTCACCGCTGTTGATTGCATCGCGCACATCGCCAAGCAAATCAACCTGCTGCCCCAACAAGCCCGACACAGTGAGGTGTCGCGCGCCCTGATCATCGGCAAGGCTGGAAACATTGCCCAGATCACCAATGACGCGCGCTTCTGCGCGGGCAACCTCCAACGCGGTCGATGCCGTATTGCGAGTGTTGTCAATCAGCGTGCGGGCCGCTGCTGTCAGACCCGCCGCAGCATCGGTATCGCCCGCCATTGAGGACGCCAGCAAAGTCTGAAACCGCATTTCGCTAAAAGCACGCGCCTGTGCCCCGGTAAACAACTCGGACGCCGTGCTGCGTAGGTCTGACACGAAATCACGCAGCGTGGATGCCGTGCGGTCCCACATCGCCGCTGCTTGCTCATTCGCCCGCATGGCAGCACTTGCATCCCCGATAATTGCGTCAATCTGAGCAGTGAGGCTTACCGCCATGCCCTCAATCTGCGCACTAAAGTTTGCAACGGCTGGCAACACGTCGTTGAGCGCGCCAGACATAGACACCAGCGCCGCATAGGTTTCTCGCCCGTAAGCCGTGGTCAAATCCAGACCCTCTACAAGCGCGCGGAAACCCACACGCGACTGCGGCATGGCGATGTTGAGCGCCGCAAACTGCGCTTCAAGCTGGCGCTGCGAAGTCGCAAACCGCTCCGCCTCGGAATAAAACCCGTTGAAAAACGCGGTGGTCGCGGTGTTCATGGCGTCGATGCCACCGAACATGGCCGCAAAATTGGACGCCGTACCAGCACCAACCACCGACACATCCATGAGCGTGTGGCCCAAAGTGTCGAGCATGGCATTGACGGAACCAAGGTCAGAAACGATACGTTGCAGCGCAGCGCCGCTTTCCTCGCCCTCACGCACGAACTGCGCAAGTTCTGGGGTCAGTGCCGCGAAAGCATCGCCCACGCCCTGTAGCGCCTCTGCAATCGCCTGCTGCGCCTCTTCGTCCGTCATGTCCTTTGTAGATAATTCAATCGAGTGCGCAAAATCCGCATAAGCCGCCGCGCCTACACCCAAAGCACCCGCCGCTGTCAGGACGCCCATCTGCATGTCAGAGACGATCTTTTCCAGCGGTCCAGAAACAGACGCCTCTGCCGCCTCTAAAGAGGTGCTGACCTTTTTTGACAAGCCCCAGAACCTGCTTTTTTCAACCGTACGGAACGTCTCGACAAGCGTGTCCATGCCATCGACCGTGACGTTGATACCCGCGTCCAGTTCTTTGGTTTTGCTTTTGAAGAATGAGAACGCCGCCGCTGCAATGCCCAGCACTGGCGCAACGGCCCCAAGGGTCGCCATTATGCCGCCGCCCGCCGCTGCTGCGTTTGCCCCGATGTTAAAGATATTGCCAATGCCGCCCGACAACGCATTGCCAAGCCCGCCTAGCGCGCCCGTCCCGCCGCCCAGACCACCCATGCCAAGGATTGAACCTGTCTCGCCAAAACCGCCTAGCAACTTGCTGCCTAGCCCGCCAAGGATACCGCCGCCGCCGGGCGCGCCTCCGATTTGGCCCGCTGCCGCTGCTGTGCCTCCGCCGCCAAGTGCCGCCGCCAAGGGAATTGTGATCTTGTTCTTTATCGCAGTCGCGGCAAGCGTCTTGAGCGTGTTCTTGAATATGTCGACAAGCCCAGACATTCCGCCCTTGAACCCGTCGATCATGTAATCGACCATAGAGCCAAAGCCCTGCGCAAGCGTCTGATCTGCCGCGCTCAATGCGGCCTCGCCTGTCTGTGTCACCTGATCCATAAGTGCGCCAGTCTTGCCGTCTATGCCGACGATAAGTCCGTCAACGCCAAACGCGCCAATCTTTGCGAACTCTTTGGACGGGGATTGGATACCCAGCCTGTTCTTTAAGCCGTCGAGCATCCCAGACCCCAAGCTGGTAACGGAGTTTTTGATGTCTGCCGCTTTGGCTTTTATGCTGCCGGTTATGCCCGCGACGATGTTGCTGCCAATCTCTTTCGCTGCCGTAAGTACGTTGGAAGCTAGATCCTTGATGGTCTGCAAAATGTTCGCGGCAAAATCCACAACGAAGGCAACCGCCGCATCGAGCGGGCGCGTCACGTATTCCTTTGCCGCGACCCATGCACCTGCCCAGTCACCATTCAACAGCGCGTCAACAACCGCGACCATTGAAGTAACTTGCGCGACGACAAACCCCCCGACGGCTTTTGCCACTGGCATAATTGCTTCGAATGCAGTCGTGACCACACCGAACGCAGCCGCAAGCGCGCCTGTAATGCCGGGGAATTTGGCGCTGATTTCCTCCCAGTTTGTGTAGAGGTAGACCCCCGCCGCTGTAACGCCCGCGACCGCCGCCGCCATTGCCACGAACGGGGATGCCGCGACCAATGCAGCCGCAGCAAGTGCGCCAAGGGCGATTGCCACCTCGTCGATACCAGACCAGCCCATGAGGGCCGTTGCTGCCGCGCTGATCTGTTCAACCGGAATTGCGTTTGCAAACGCCGCCGCCGCGTCCGCTGCCTTTTCCATGACTGGCACAAGTACGGTCAGCAGAGCGTCACCTACGCCTAGCTGTAAGTCAGCAAAGCGCGACTGCACCACCTTTAGGCGCTGGTCCATGTCCTCAGACATTTTGCTGAAAGCCAATTCTGTCGCGCCCGACTTGCCCGCCATATCGTCGAGTATTTCAGCCATGTCTGCGCCTGCTGTGCCAGCTAGTGCCAGCGCCACTTTTGTGGCCTCCGTACTGCCGAACAGCGTGCGCATAGCGTCTGCGCCGCCGCCTGTGGCATCTACGGCATCCGCCATGAACTGTGCGAAACCTTTTGTCTCAAGCGCCGCTGAGTTAAACTCAAGCCCCAGAGATGCAGCCAAGTCGCTGGCTTGCTTACTTGGCCCGATGATCGACGTGAGCGCGGCGTTGATACCCGTTACGCTTTCGGATGTGTTTATGCCGCCTTTTGTGAGTGCAGCCGTTGCCGCCGCCACTTCGTCAAAACTTAGCCCCAATTTTTGAGCCAATGGCAAAACCTGCCCAAGCGATGCCGATAATTCTGGAATGGTTGTAACGCCCGCCCGCACGGCAACAAACAGTGCGTCCGATGCCTCGGCGGCTGATAGTCCGCTATCCGCATATACGTTCGTGGCGCTGGTAAGGATGCCGACCGCTGACGCAACGTCTGTCACGCCCGCTATTGCCAGCTTGTTTGCGCTCTCTAGCAGGGCTGTGGCCTCTGCGCCAGCCGCCGCACCACCCGACACCGCCTGATAGTATGCCTGCGCTTGTTGCGTTGCAGACGTGCCGAATTGCTTGGCGAAATTGCGGGTCGCCGTCTCCGCCGCCTTCATCTGCGCAGGCGTTCCCTCGATCAGCGTAGAGACTTCGGACATAGCCGCGCCGTATTCCCGCGCCTGCCGGATGCCGTTGGACGCCCATGAAATAGCACCCAGAGCGGCAAGTGCAGCACCCGCCATCTTTGCCGCCGTGCCGATGCCGCCCATAGCCTTGCGGGTCCGCGTTTCGGTGCGCTCACCTTCACTGGTCAGGTTGCGAAGATCGCCACGTGCAGAACGCAGGCCGCGCGTATTAGCAGAAAGTACAAGCTCGGCAAAGTTCTGGCTCATTTGTTTATCCTAGCTTGTATATTCTGGTAATTTGACACCCCGCTAACGGGATGCCTTTGGCCTATCCACCGGAGCAATCGCCAGCGCGTTGGTGCCGTTCTCGCGCTCTACGTGGTAGGCTTTGCACATATCAGCCAAGATGCTGGTGTCGTCGTCATCCAGACCCTTGGCGGATGCGTAGGGCCAGAGAATATCCCAGTCGGTCGGCCCCTCTGACATGCCGTTACTGCGCGTCGGGCCTAAATCTAAGAACAGCCCGACTAGATATTCCTCTGCGTCCAGATCCGGCAAGCCGAAGTCTGTCACGCCAGCATCTGACCATTGCGCCAAGCGCGTTTTCTCTTGGTCCTTTGGTCTGGCGTGCAGGTAGCCAATCTGTCTGGCGTAGAGCTTTAACCCTTCTGCCCGTTTCCCAAGCGATTGGCTTGCTTGCCTGCAAAGTCACCGATCTGCTTGGCGAACGGGTTGTTCTTCATCTCAAACACGGGCGCGCCGTCTTTGTCTGTGATCTGCTCCCCGTCTGCATCCTCTTTGACGCCCATTTCTGGGAAAGTCAGGTCGAGGAACCACATTGCATCGTCAGCAGTCGCGGGCTTGTCGCCGTTTAGCACATTTTCGAAGCCTACGATAAAAGGTGCGGCGGCCTCGCAGAGCTGCATGTGCACGTCCTCCATGACGCGCGCTTCGTCCTCGTCATCTGGCTTATCTCCGAGCGTCCGCGCCTTTTTGCTCATCATCGCGGCTTTTTGCTTGGCACGCATTGCGGCCTGAACCGACTTGGAAGCGGTGCCACGCACGATCACTTTGCACGGCTTATCGCCGCTCATCATTGGCTCGCCTGTCCACGGGTCTAGAATTTGCATTGCAGATCCAGCCTCAGCGTGTGCGCGGGCGTCTTGTGTATTGAAATCCATTGTGTTTGTCCTTTGGGTTCTGGTTCATTTCGGGGTGCGACGGTAGAACCATCCGCGCCGCACCCCTAGCCGCCGTAGCGGATTAGGCTGGCTCTTCGTCTTTGACGGTCAGGGCGTTCTGCTTGAAATTATAAACAGCGCCTTCGTAGCTGGAATCAGTTGCCTGATTTTCCTGATACGAGTGAACATAGCCCGCTGCGTATTCCACCGGATCGCCGGACACCAATGCTTGAGCCGCGCCGGAACCTGTGCCGATCTTGATTGCGCACGCGCCGCTTGGCCCGTCGCACAGCGTCTTGAATGCAGCCTGACCTGTCGCCAATGCGCTGCCGTCAATCCGGAACGAACCCTGACTGTCAACGCCAGATGCCGCGCCCTTGGTCCCCTTAGTGAAGCCTGATTTCAGGTCGGGAATGTCGATGTTGTTGTTCGTCACACCGAATTGCGGGAGTGTTTCGGGGAACTCCAATTCAACCCACGTCAGCGCCTCGAAGCCTGCTGCGTCGTTGGTCGCGGGGAGTGCGGTAGAGTAGTAGATGCTCTTTCCGATTTGATTTCTAGTAGCCATGATATTGCCCTTTCATTTGGCAAAGCGGACAGGCCCGCCTGAGCGGGTGTTGTCTGTCCAGAGTTGGGGGATTGCCTACCGTTCACCCCTTGGGGTAGCCCGCAGGCGGGGCAAACTTACTCGGCGTCGACCCAGCCGATTGCGCGCCACTTAGCGGCGTCTTTTTGCAACGGGCGCGCGATTGCGCCGATTGCGCCGTTTCCGGCTTTGGTGTTTTTCAGGGTTGCGCGTTTGGGCTTTGCGGCCTTTGGCGATTCAACAGCTTCTTGCGCCGCCGGAGCGGTTTTCT